TAGGTATAAAAAAGGGGGGGAATAAATCCCCCCCAATCTCTTAGTCGTTAGCTAACTTTTCAAAGTATGATATAGTGTCTCCTTCATCATTATCAACAGTGGGTGCGGGAGAAGGTTTTGTATCCACCTTGGGTTCTACCCACGGCGCATCTTCCATCACTGCTGCAGCAGTTCCTACTGATGTAGTCCCTGCAAGAACTGCGTTCAATCGTGTCTTCAGTTCATCATATGACTTGAAGTTAGAAGCTCCAGTAAACTCTGAGAGAGGATACTCCTTCTTCCAAACCTCTTCTAGCTTGTCATCATCATCAAACAAAACAGATGGTGCTTCAAACTCTGACTTGTCATAGTTCCAATAACCGTCTACCTTACGAATCTTCAACTTGAAGTTCGCACCTGCCCAGAAGTCAAAAGGATTGACAGCAGTTTCATCCTTAAATGCTGGTTGCATTGATTCCATACACTTATCAAAGATTTTCTTACCAAAGCGATAGAGCATAACTTTGCCCTCGTTCTGTGGATTAGTGGGGTCTTCAACAACAAGGATGTTTGCAAAATACTGCAACTTACGCTTCTGACGACGAGCAATCTCCTTGTCAGACTCTACGCCTGAGTTCCAGTATGCAGAGTTCATCTCTGATACGGGGTCATTCTGACCAACGGTTGTGAGAGAGTTCTCAATATACCACTGTCCAGTAGGGCCTTGAAACGCATGGTTCCAGACCTTTGCCCAAGGAAGGTCTTCACCTTCTACTGCTGGAAGGAAACGAAGAACGGCATAACCGTTACCCGTCTTATCTACTACAGGCTTCCATAGACGGTCATCTGCATAAGACTTCTTATCTTGGGGGGCGTTTTCTGCTTGGATTGCACCGAGCAGTTTATCCAATGAACTGGACTTTCTTAGTGTACTTAACGACATATGTATCTCCTTATGTGAATATATGCTATTTGTTATCGTATATGTAATGTATCACAAAACTCTGCTTTTGTCAAGTATCCTAGATTATTTTCTTGAATAAATTCCTCTTTGGCATCTACCCAAGAAAACGTAATATCCTTGAACTCTCTAAAAACAGTTTGCATTTGGTTAATCCAATTAACTGGATTAAAACCTCTTGCATCACTGGGCAGATAATTATCTGTCCCTTTATATAAGTTGTTCAACGGCTCATCGTATGATGATAGGTCAAACCCCAGTATATAAATTTCTGTTGCACCTTGCTGACATGCCAAGTGCAATGCGGTATTACCCGCTGACCATCCAATAGGAAAGTCAATGGTATTTATATTGTCATTTTCATTGACATATGTAATCCAGACACCAACATCCTTCTCCATCTTCAGTTGAAGGTCTTTCATGTCTAATTCTGGATGCATTTTAATTGCAGCCTCAATCCTCTCATGTAGTGTAATAGGGTCTTTACCTGATATCACACAATGGTCGTATTGATGCTTGCTCCTGTGTATAAACTCCGCTGGAATGTCATACCCCATGAAGAATACATCTGCTACCTCAGATGGAAGAACTGACCAGTTTGCAAAGTGGCACTCTATGTCCTTGTAGTATTCTGAGTCATATATCTCTTGCTGCATACCATAGTCAACTGCTACTAGATTATCCACCATCACATCACGATAGATTGCATTGCATCCCCATATGACAGCATTCACTTCATACTGTTTATCACTGAACCACTTGCGTGACTCACCATTACCAAGAACTACTGTTTTCATAGTTCACTCATCAATGGGAATATTGTTGCAATCTCACGGGCACAGGCCACAGCAATCTCTCTGTGTTCCTTCTGTGTGCCGTTGTCGCTGCGTAGGTCAATGTAGTGTACCCATGAGCGCAGTGTACCGTTCATGTACATGCGGGATACAGTTATACCCTCTGGTAGTACTGCCCGTGCTTGTTCCTTTGCAATCCCTTTATTAATAGCCCACTTATACGTCTTAACTGCATTTCTCCATATAATCATTTGCTTGATACGGAAGTCTTCATTTAGACGGCGTTGTTTCTCATTATTAGGGTCAAAGTCAATGCTGTTCTGTCGGTTCTTTGTATCTTGAAACCTTGCATCCTTTGTCTCATAAGTTAGGTCTATTGTTGGGTCAGCATACCGTTGACTGAACTCTTGGAACGAGAACGAGCGGTGACGTAGTATCTGCCGTGCAATATCTCTCGTTGTCTCAATCTCAAGACAAGCATTGACCATCTCTAGTGGTGACCAGTGCTTGTGTTTAATGAGATACTTGATTAACTTATCACTTGTATCCTTATTGTTCTGATTGCTTGGATTAGATACTCTAGCACAGTATGCGATAAGCTCCTGTGCATCATCAACACCGATAATGTTATCAGGTTGTGTATGTGAAATCAATCTTACTTTCATATTACATCCTTAGAAATGGTTCCGGCGATAGGAATTGAACCCATAACCTATTGCTTACAAAGCAATTGCTCTACCGTTGAGCTACGCCGGATTAATTACTCTACCATTTACCTGTTGGCGTTAGACTGTCGAACCTTATAACCCTTAGGCCAAGTTGGTTGTCGATTTGAAAGTTTCTCAACTCGCTCAAACAATTCCTTGTTCTTAACATCTAATTCTGCATTGTTCCATACCAATGCCTTAACTTCATTTTCAAGTTCCTGGCACCGTGCCTCAAAGAACCCTTCTACCCGTACTTGATCCATCTAACTGGACTCCTCTATTAGTTTCAATAGTCTTATTTTATACTGTTCTTGGTCAATTATCAAGAACCTTTTGTAGTCATTCATAAGTTTTTTTAACTCAGGCCATATAATATCATCCTCTAATTGTTTATCCCATGTTTTCTCATAACTAACCAACTCTTGCAATATAATCATAGTCTCCAAAGAGACACGACTACCAAGAAACTCCTTCATTAATTTAGGGTGTTGATTTTTCTCTACCTTAAATAAGTTCTCAAACGATTTAACCAGAGGCAACATCTCCACCACAAACAATTTAAAAAACCCTTGACGTTTTAACTTCCACGACTCATAGTTCTCATCATTGAAGTTAGCAATGTAACCCTTCTTATCCTTGATGAAGTTAGCCACTAAGTAGTTCTTAACTTCTAACTCTGAATTATACTTGCGTGAAAGACGCACGAAGAACGATCTGTCCTTACGCTTATAGAAGGTTTCACGTTTGATGCGGGTCTTACCTCTGTATTCCACAAAGTCATATTTACCCTTACCAAAGTGAGCCTTCATCGCACAATACATAAGATATACGTCAATCGGTTCCATAGATTAAATGGGGAGCTGTGCTTGTCTTGGTAAGAAGTTCAAGTCACGAGCGTTTGCCTCAATCTTCTCTTTGAGACTTTTGGAAATAAGGTTGCCTACAGTGTCAGGTTCAAGGTCATTACGTTGACAGTAATCAAGGACTGCCTCCATATGAGTGATGTTCTTTTCTAGGGCAATGTTCTCAATATTCATTGAGAAGGTCTTTGATGTATTTAGCACCAGTTATACTCCATTAAATAAATGGGGGTTTTTGAAAGGAACCCCCATAACCTTTAGTCTCAGTTTTTAGTTGAAGTTAAATTTAGTCTTAATGCCGATGATCTTACTACTAACATCTAAATCTCGGTTAGTATTAATCTCACCATAAGGTACAATACTTATAGTATCATTCACTTTAACTGTATACCCTGCACCAAACTCTACGTTTGATACTTCTGAATCCGTCCAACTATACTTTGGAAGAAGTGACAAATTAAGTCCCTTCACTCCAGCGACAACACCAAACTTCGTATCTGTCGTCCCCTGAGTTGTATTACGTTTTGTGTCTGTCACGAAAGACATATCAATATTAGACAAAACAGGTGTTACTGCTTCTTCAGCTGCAAGTGCAACTGTCGAAATACTGGTTGCAAGTGCAACTCCGATAATAAGTTTCTTCATTCGTCATTTTCTCCTTTTTTTAAGTTGAGGGGCTAACCGTGGCCCCTCTCGTGTGTATTATGGCACAACCCATTGTTAGATTAACCTACGCAATAGGCTTGATAACCAGCAGCAATCACAGCTCGTGATGCAGTACCCAAACGATACTTGTTGTAAGTCGTAGTCTCACCATTAAACGTGCTAGAACGCTTATTGAGGTATACAGGATAACCCTGCATACGAAGGGAACTAATCAAAGCACGAGGATTCTTAACACCATAACGTGCTCCAATCTGCTTGGCAGTAAGTTCAGAACCATTCTCAAGAGCGGCAATAACCTTAGTTGCCTGCGTAGTTGTAGTTGTAGTAGCCATATTATAATTCATCCTTTCAAAGATGATAGTTTAGACAACATTGTCAGACACAAAGTGTTTCGTCTGGATTTCACAGACTCATCAGTGACATTGTTTATAGAGTGTAACATAGCAATATGTATTTGTCAACCCACTTTTTTAATTTATATTAAAATTAGATTTCCTTGATTTCTCATTATAGCTTATGTTACCATATGGAACGGGGTTTGTCAAGGAAATAATCAACCAACATGTTGTTTTATGAAAGTGTAATATTTTTATCACACCAAGTTAATGGTGGGTATTCTGTTGCAAGGAACCCACCGAACCCCGAAAGATTATGCTGCTAGAGCATAATCCCCAATGTATGCATTATCGTTAGCATCTATAGTTTTTGACCAATTACGCAGTCATCCGACAATTCTCCACTCATCTATTTCAGCCTGTCGAACCTAATATCGCCCCCATCAAAAAGAGATTTTACCATAACCAAGAAGTAAAGCAATTATACCTGCAATCAATATCATATCAGCAAATATGCTCCATGTGATATATACTTTAAACATCAATACCGATATTTTTTTTACTAGAGGATTCTTCATCTGAATCTCCAGATATTTCTGTTTTCATAACAATCTCCTTTTGGTGGAGGCGGGGGGTATCGCACCCCCGTCCAGTTCTGTTTTCAATTCGCATCATCAAATTGTACTCTATTTATAACACATAGAAATTAAAAAGTCAAGTACCTTTTTATCTTATGTTTTCTAATGAAAAGCTTTTCGTTGGTTGTTCCATTCTGCAATTGTTTCTACTAAAGCATCTAGGTAGTCATACTTTTCTTTTATAAATTCTTGGACTGTTCCATCCTCTGTTACCACCAAAATTACTATCTGTGAGATTTGTGTGCCTGTACGTTCCTCAAACATCTCTGCATATGCTGAGCATTGAATGTAATAACTTTCATTCCATTCATCTTTGCGCTCTTTGGTTGATGTCTTGAAATCAATAATAGACGGTACACCTTTGTAATCAGCAATACAATCAACCCTACCTGCTACTCTATATTTATCACTATAGAGTCCTGCTTCTTGTGCGTAGATATTATCTATATTACATAGTGCCTTTTCTCTTAGCTGACTGAAGATACAGTATGGAAGAAAATTCTTCTTATGTTCTTTCCACTCCTCTGGCCAGTCTAAATATTTATTGTTGAGGTAGTCTTCACACATATGATGAACTTTTGTGCCTCTTGCAGCAGCAGTTCTTGATATGTGATTAGCAACTTCCTCACCAACCCTCTTACGCCACTCCATCAGCCCCTTTTTGTTACGCACTGATAGGACTGTTGTGATTGATGGGTAATTGTTACCCTCTGGTGTAGCGTATAGTCGTACACCGTCTAGGTTTGTTGCCGTTATAGGTTGCAACTTCACTGGTACATGTTTAAACATTTTTATTACCCCTACTTACTCATAAATTCTTGATACGCACTGCGTATCGCCCGATATCAAAAAGAATATCGTATTTAACGCATAATTAACTTCCATAATAACTATTCTCCTAAGTTTGTGTATTTCTTATTTCTGTTGCAGAAATCTTTTCAATGTCTTTGCCTAGATGTTCTTGTTCAATCTTATAACCAACATCTCGACCATAAGTGATATTCACAATATTGGGAACGTGCATAATGATATAATCTACATCATACTCATATCCGTGATTTTTAAGATCATCAATAATAGAGGGTTGGTCAAACCATCCCTCACCAGTGTCACGAACCATTATTGCAACTTGGCCAGTCTTTGCGTGAGCTCTCTTGAAAAGTTCTCTGTGTCCTTCATGCCATGGTTGATATCTTCCAAGCATTTGTACAGTTGGTTTACGTCTATCCACTTTGAAATCCTTACATTATACCTATCTGGGGGTAAAAACATCTTGTTAGTATCTTCATACTTGCCAACACTAATAGTGTCCATCCATATTATAAAGTCAGCGTTAAACTCTTTGCGTGTTTCTTCTGTAGGGCAAATGAAGTCTGCAACTGCAACTCCACCAGCCATGACGACACCATCACAAAGATACTTCATTCTTTGTGATTGTCTAATTCGGCCCTCTACTGAGAAATCCCAATCATCATAATTTTCTCTTACTTGATCTGCATTGATCCATGTTGCGAATAAACTCTTTGCCAATGGTTCAGCAAAAGTACTCTTACCTGATCCCGATAAACCCATCACTAAAATTTTCATTATTCACCAAACTCATAATTATACATTTCGATATCTTTCTCGTACCACTG